ATGTCTGGGGGAATGGTGGGCGATGAGAAACCGCCTGCTGCAAAAGAAAACAAATGCTTAGATGCATTTGAGACAAAAGAAAAAGATCAACGAAAACAGTGTTTTTCTTCGGGCGGTGTCTCACGTTTCGAGCCTGCGAATCAGCCGATTTTCGACGCCGCACAGTGGCTTCATGAGCACCGTTCGGAGGTCGGTAGTGCGATCATCCCCGCCTTGCGTGAACGCTTCCACCTAAGCGCCCTTGAGGCCATCGAAGCGGCCAAGCTGGCCCGCGAGATCGAACGCGGGAGGCAGGCATGAGCGCTGACGATTACACCCGCCTGCGCATGACCTGGCTTGATCAGGTCTATGACGACGAAGCCCTGAGCAAGGGCGTTGCAACCAACATTGCGTTCTTCATCTCCAAGCACTTCAACCGGCAGCGGTTCAAAGACAGCGGCATCTTCAGCGCATGGCCCAGCTATGCCACGTTGGCTGAAAAGGTCGGCTGCACGGAAAGGACCGTTCAGCGCGCCGTCGGCCTGCTGAAGGCACGTGGCCACCTGAAGACCAAAGGCAAGGGCGGCCGAAACTGCACGTTGACCTACTTCGCCATCCTGAAGCGTCCGGCCGAAGCAGAAGCCTCCGAAGACCCCGAAATGACCACTCAAAAAGGTAGACACACATGTCCACGTTTGAATGAAGACGAGGTTTCTGCAACGTCAAAAGGTGGACATTCCGCGCCCGAAACGTGGACATTGGACGGTGCAAAAGGTGGACACCCATGTCCTACAAACACTTTGAATAAATCTTTGAATGAAATCTCTGATATCGGCGCAAGGACGGAAAACGAACCGACACCGCAAACGCTACACCCAGCCGACCGGCAGAAGGCTCGGGAGGAAGGGAGCGAGCTGGACGTTCAGCGCATCACACCGGCGGCAGCGGCCGTTGCTGTGCTGTCTGCCCTGATCAAGGGACCGGGACCGTTGCCACCGCCACCGCCTATCGTTCGAAGAGATCCACGGCCGGAATGGCTGATGGATCATCAGGCGCAGCATGGCTGGCCGAACGTCTACGACAATCTCGGTAACCCCGAATGCTGGGCAGACGCTTTCGATGATCTGGCTTATGAGATGGAGCCTGTTGCGGCTTCGAAGGACAATCGCCTGTGGCGTGAATGGGCAGCGGTCTATCGCGATAGAGGCTGGCCACTGCCGCCTGCGCATGGTCAGCTTGTCCATTTCCCCGATTGCGGCCCGAAGGGCTTTGACGGCTTCCTCAAGCGCCTTGAGGCCTCTCTGACCGATCAGGCCATCAGCGAGGCGGGAAACGTGCTGAGGATCGCGTCACGATGACAGACGGTAGCGATACAGCGAAGGCTTGCGGAACGCTGCCACGGGTAGCTCAGCCGGGCGAATTGGCAGGAAGATTTCAAAGATGCTGGACGCTGGCAGGGTCGGAAAGAAACCGGCCGCTGAGGACCGGGGGTGGTCTTAAACTTTCGGCCGTTTTCCGGGACCGGCGCGGGTAGGTTTGCGCGAGAAATTTCCTAATTAGCGAGAAAAAAGCCTAATGATCGCGTAATGGCCAGAAGCCGGGTTCCGATCTTAGAGTATTCATTTTTTGAAATGCGTCGTATATTTTCCGAAGCTAACACGCTTCGGGCTAAGAAGTTCATTCTTATGATCTCGTAACTTTTGAGGGGATAGGGGGAGAGAATGCCGGTTTTCGATGACAAAACGATAGCAAATATGTTCGGCGCTGAAGATGCGGAGAATGAAGCTCCGGAAAGATTGAAAGAGTACTTCTTTAGAAATAAAGCATATGAAAGCTTGAAGGCGGATTTGCCTATTAGGATTTTGGTTGGATACAAGGGGGTGGGAAAAAGTGCGCTTTTAAAGATATGTAACATAGAAGACATTGAAGATGATATGCTTTCTCTTTGGGTTAGGCCGAATGATATATTCGGTTCTGTTGATACATCTGCAAGTAGCTTTCTGCAACTTATTGAGAATTGGAAATCAGGACTATCTACACTGATTGTTCGTAAGGCCTTGGAGGGGTGCGAGCAGTACGACGAAGCAGATGCTGTGAATAAAATTACTGGTGGAGCTCGGCATTTGATCTCCTCGCTTTACAGTCATTTTGAAAAGGTGCTGGGTACATCGAGTGGCGATGCAAAGCAGGTTATGCAGCGTTTCCTAAAAGAGAAGAAAATTCGAATATACCTAGATGACCTTGATCGAGGCTGGGAAGGAAGGAAGGAGGATATTCAGAATATTTCGGCTCTACTCAACGCGATACGAGACATGGCCGGCGAAGATCGAAATATTCAATTTCGTGTAGCGCTGAGGACAGATGTGTACCATCTGGTCAGGACATCCGATGAATCAACCGACAAGATCGAAAGTAATTTAGTTTGGCTTAGCTGGTCGAACCATGAGATACTTGTAGCAATGGTCAAGAGAGTCACAACTTATCTTGGAGACAATTTCAATCAGGACTATCTTCTGGAGTTAAAGCAGGATCAACTTATCAAGCTTCTAGATCCTGTTATAGAGCCTAGATTCAATGGTCGTGGAAAGTGGGAAAATATATCTACCAGAAGAATACTAATGACGCTTACGCGACAAAGACCAAGGGATTTAATAAAATTATTCTATTACTCCGCAAAGGAGGCTCACAGATTGGATTCCACGGTTATAAAGTCAACTCACCTGCAGAATATATTCGTAAAGTATAGTAGTGAGAGGCTTACGGACGTAATAAATGAATTCAAAACAGAGGTTCCAAATCTGAAATTGGTTCTTCTGGGTATGCGACAAACAAAAAAAGAAAGAGAAGAGGGAATAGGTCCGATTTTTAGCGACGATCAACTAGTGACTAAAATGAAATCTGCACTGCGTACAGGCCATATATATTTCAAAAATGGAGAAGCAGTTTATCCATTGACCATGGCGAGATTTCTGTATCGCTGCGATTTCATCACCGCTAGGGTTGATCACGACAATGAGATAGTCAGAAAACACTTTTCGGACAATCAACTTTTGGCCGAACCGCAGGCCCAGTTTGGATTCAAGTGGGAAATTCACCCCGCCTACCGTTGGGCGCTGGAGCCTCAACAGGGTGCTGAGAATCTGCGCTTTGACCTAGTTGCTTAGGCAGCTTTGTCCCCAGATGTCCCTAATTGTCGCCTGCCGTGATGCGGGGGTGAGGGGGCATAAAATGGTCTATGAAGATATGGCCATTTTCCAAAACCGAACAGAAATCCTTATCCGAACCGACTGAGGCGGAGCTTGCGCTGTTTACCGGCAGCACGGGTTCCGGCTCTGGCGTTTCGCTTGCGGTGGCGTTGACGGTTCCAGCCGTTCAAAGCGCCATCCGCCTGATTTCCGAAGCCTGCGCAACGCTCGATATCCGGGTGGAACGGCGCGAGGGCACGACATGGACGCCGGATGCAGCGCACCCGGTTTCGAAACTCCTGGCCGACAGGCCGAATGACTGGACCTCAACCTTCGAACTGATCCGCGATCTTGTCGCAACGGCGCTGACCCATGACCGGGGTGCCGTTGCCTGGATCAATCGTGTCGGCGGCGAGGTGCGGGAAATCGTCCGTTACGAGTCGTCGCATGTGACGGTGGACTTTTCCACCGATGGCCGGAGCGAACCGCGCTTTCGTATCAACAACCGCCCGGAAGATGCTGGCAACGTGATCTACCTGCGCGGCCCGTTCGGCCGGTCCTGCCTGTCTCTGGCGGCCGATGCTATCGGCACAGCGAAGGACATGGAAACCCATGCCCGCAAGCTGTTTCGCAATGGCGCGCGGCCGTCCGGTGTGATCGAGATGGCAAAGGGGCTGGGTGACGAAGGCCTCAAGAAGATGTCTGTCGCTTGGCGCAAGGCCCATGAGGGCACGGACAATTCCGGCCGCACGGCCATTTTGTGGGATGGCGCGACCTTCCGCCCGATCACCTTCAATTCCACCGACGCGCAGTTTCTGGAAAACCGCAAATTCCAGATCCTCGAAATCGCCCGTGGCTTTCGTGTGCCGCCATCGATGATCTACGACCTTGAGCGGGCCACATGGTCGAACTCCGAGCAGATGGGCAAAGAGTTTCTGTCCTATACGCTGGAGCCTTGGCTGCGCGCCCTTGAGGGCGCTTTCCGCGTGGCGCTGTTCACCCCTGAAGAACGCGCCGATTATCGCCTTGTCTTCGACCGTGACGACCTGACCCGTGCCGATCTCACCCACAGGGCCACGGCGATTTCCTCGTTGATCTCTTCGCGCGTTCTCAACGCCAATGAAGGCCGCCACTGGCTGGACCTGCCGCCCTACGAGGGCGGCGAAGCCTTTTCCAACCCGCATATCAACACCGATGCCGACGCTGCCAAGCCTGACGCGACCGGCAAGGGAGACGTTTGAACCATGGAACGCTTCTTCATTGAAACCAAACTGGCTGTTCCAGACGACAGCGGCGCAATCGAGGGGCTGGCATGGCCCTTCGGTGCGCCTGATCGCGTGGGCGACGTGATCGAGAAAGGCGCGTTTGCGGGCATCTCCCTGCCGCTGCCGATGTTGTTTGCCCATGACCATGGCGATCCGGTCGGCACCTGGACGGACGCTTTCGAAGAGGCCGACGGGCTGAAGGTCAAGGGTTCGCTTCTGGTGAACGATCTCGCCCGCGCCCGCGAAGTCCATGCACTGGTGAAGGCCGGTGCGGTGCGCGGGCTTTCGGTCGGTTTCGTCACCCGCAAGGCGGCTCCCCGCAAGGGCGGCGGTCGCACCATCACCGCGCTTGAGCTGATCGAAGTCAGCCTTGTGACGGTTCCCATGCATCCCGGCGCACATGTCGCAAGCGCCAAACACGCCATCCGGGCTTTGTCTCTGGCCGAAGCCCTCAACCGCGCCACGGCGCATCTCAAAAAGGTAAACAAATGAAACACCTTCACATGCAGGCGCTGGCAGGATCGGCGCAGATCATCACCAAGACCGGCGGCGAAGACGACCCGGCCGGTATCGTCAACAAGGCGCTGGAAGACCTCACCCGCACGGTGGACGACCGCCTGAAGGCCGTCGAAGAAAAGGCCGGTTCCGACAAGCTGGAAGAGCGCCTGAAGGCGCTTGAGACCAAAGCCAACCGCCCCGATGGCGGCTTTGGCGGTTCCGGTCATGACGATATCACCGAAGAGCGCAAGGCCTTCGCCGCTTACCTCACCCGTGGCGATGCCATGCCGTCGGAAGAGCGAAAAGCCCTGACGGTTTCCTCCGATCCCGGTGGCGGCTATCTGGCCCCGGCCGAAATGGCCAATGAGTTTATCCGCGATCTCTACGAGTTCTCGCCGGTTCGCTCTGTGGCAACCGTGTCTTCGACCGGCGGGGCGTCGGTGATCTATCCCAAGCGCACCGGCATCACCAACGCCACATGGGGCGGAGAGACGCAGGAACAGCAAGAGTCTCAGCCGGGCTTCGGGCAGGCGGAAATCCCGGTGAAAGAGCTGAAGACCTATGTCGATGTCTCCAACCAGCTTCTGGCCGACAGTGCCGGACAGGCAGAGGCGGAAGTCAATCTGGCCTTGTCGGAAGATTTTGGCGTCAAGGAAGGGGCCGCCTTCGTTAACGGCAATGGCGTGCTTCAGCCGGAAGGCTTCATGACCAATGCCGATATCAAACCGCTTGCCAATGGCCATGCCGCCAATATCGACCCGGCCGCGCTGATCGCGCTTCTCTATTCGCTGCCCGCGACCTATCGCAACCGGGGCGCATGGGCGATGAACGGCACCACGCTTGGCCGTCTGCGGACGCTGAAGGATGGCGACGGCCGCTTTCTCTGGCAGCCCAGCTATCAGGAAGGCCAGCCGGAAACGTTGCTCGGTCGTCCCGTTGTCGAAATGACCGATATGCCCGGCATCGAGGAAAATGCCTTCCCGATCATCTATGGCGACTTCTCGGCCTATCGCATCGTGGACCGCATCGGCCTGTCCGTCCTCGTCAATCCCTACCTGCTGGCAACCTCCGGCCTGACCCGCATTCACGCCACAAGGCGCGTGGGCGGCAAGGTGCTGCAGGCGGCCCGTTTCCGCAAGCTGAAGATGGCCACGAAGTAAGCCAAACACCGAAAGGACATTCCCATGCGCGATCTCGCAAACAACATTGCCGTTCGCACGGCCCTGACACCCGGCATTGCTACCGCCACGAAAGACGGCCCGGTCATTGACCTGCAGGGCTTTGACAGTGCGGCCGTGATCATTGGCACCGGCGGCATTGCCGGTGACGGCGATTTTACCGCCACGCTGGAAGAAAGCGACGACGGCGAGGACTTCAGCGCCGTTGCGGCCGACCAGCTCGACAGCAACACGCCGGAAACCCTTGCCGCCGATAGCATGACCAGCATCGGCTATCGCGGCTACAGGCGCTTCCTGCGGCTTCACCTGGCGAAGAACAGCGGCACGTCGATTGCCGTTGCCGCCATTCTCATTCTCGGCAGCGCATCGACGCGGCCGGTCCACTAACAGGGGGGATCATTGACGGCGACGCGGCCCGCCGAACAGCGACAAGTCACCTGCCACCCCCTGCACCAATTCTTTGGTCCGAACGGTTCAAGGTGACACGGCCGCCCTTATTCAATCCCCACCCGGAGAGACAGACATGCCGAAGAAAGGCGCGCGCGTTTGCGGCTATTGCGGCAAGCTTCATGACAGCGGCATGCGCTGCGAGCGCGTTGCCAAGCAGAACCGGGACCGCAAGGCCCGGTTCGATGCCAAGCGGCCATCTGCCCGGCAGCGCGGCTATACCGCCGAATGGCAGCGGGAAAGCAAGGCCTATCTGACCGCACACCCGGTCTGCATGCGCTGCGGTTCACCGGCTGCCCTTGTCGATCATATCCGCCCGCACAAGGGCAATCACGATCTCTTCTGGGACAAGGCCAACTGGCAGCCGCTTTGCACGCCCTGCCACAACAGCGCCAAGCAGGCGGAAGAGCGGCGCATGATCTCCAACGGAAAGAAGGAACGGCGATGGCTATCGTAAGCCTTGAACAGGCAAAGCTTCACCTGCGTGTCGATTTTGACGATGACGACGCGCTGATCGAAAACCAGATGATTGCAGCCCAGAACCATATCGAACGGCTTCTGGGCTTTCGCATTGAAAAGACCTTTGGCAGCGAAGGACAAGACCCGATCCCGGCATCCCTGCAACAGGCCGTACTGATGCTCACCGGCCATTGGTACGCGAACCGCGAGGCCGTGCTGATCGATGCCAGCCCGCGCTATGTGCCGCTGGGCGTTCGCGAGATCGTCAACGAATACCGCAACTGGAGCTTTTGACCATGGGCACGACACGCGGGCCGAAGGCGGCACCCCATGCGCTGGAAGACGCCTTCACCGAAGCCCCGCCCATGCCCGACAGCCTGCCGGAGGCCATGACCGGCGAATGGGATACGGTGGTGAGCGATCTCACCGAACGGGACATTCTGAACGAAGCCATGCTGGGCACGGTCGAAACCTATATCCGCGCCAAGTGGAACGAGCGGCAGGCACAGAAGGCCATAGACGAGCATGGGGCGGTGGTGCGGGCATCCGACGGCAGCTTGAAGCAAAACCCCGCCAGCAGCCTTCTCGGCAAGTCTCAGGCGGTCATTGTCCGGCTATCGGCCGAACTTGGCCTGACACCGGCCTCACGCGCCCGCTCCGGCATGAAACAGGACAAGGATGATGACAGTGACCAGTTCGGCCTCTTCAGTTTCTGACGCTTACCCTGACTGGATCTATGACGGTTCCGAGATCCCCGATCCCTTCGGCTATGGCGAGCGTGCCGTTCAGTTCCTGCGCATGCTGCGCCACCCGAAATCCCGGCTTCCCGGCCATGCCTTTGATCTCACCGAATGGCAGGAGCGGATTGTCCGGCGCATCTATGGCCCGTGCGATGCCAACGGCCGCCGGATCGTGCGCAATGTCGCGATGCTTCTGCCGCGCGGCAATCGCAAGACCTCGCTGGGCGCTGCCCTTGGCCTTCTCCATACCATCGGCCCGGAAGCAGTGCCCGGTGGCGAGGCGATCTTTGCCGCATCCGACCGCAAGCAGGCGCGCATTGCCTATGATGAAGCCATTGGCATTGTCCGGGCGATCCCGAAGGCGGAAAGCCGCCTCAAGCTCACCGACAGCAAGAACAGGCTGACAGCGCCGCGCAGCAATGCGTTTCTGGAGGCGATCTCTGCCGATGCAGGCACCCAGCACGGCCGAACCCCAATGTTTGCCCTCGTGGATGAACTGCATGCGTGGAAGAAACGCGAGCTGTGGGACGTGGTGCGCACGGGCCTGACGAAAGTGCCAGGATCGCTTTTGATGGTCATATCCACGGCCGGACGCGGCAGCGAGAATGTTGCGGCCGACTTTTACGACTATGCCCGCAAGGTCGCCCGTGGCGAGATCGATGATCCCGGTACCTTGCCCATTCTGTTTGAAACCCCGCGCGATGCCGACTGGCGCGATGAAGCGCACTGGTACCGGGCCAATCCCGGCCTTGCCGATGGCTTCCCCGATATCGATGGTCTGCGCCAGCTTGCCCGCGAGGCGCAGGAACGCCCCGGCGAACGCGAGGCCTTCCGCCAGCTTCATCTCAATGTCTGGCTGGATCATTCCGCCGACCCGTTTGTCGATATGCTGATCTATGACGAAGGCAGCTTCCCCGTCGATCCCGACGAGATGGAAGATAAGCCGTGCTGGATCGGTGTTGACCTGTCAGCCGTCAGCGACCTGACCGCCGTGGTCGCCGCATGGCGCAATGGCGACGGCTATATCGTCCATCCATGGTTCTTTTGCCCTGAAGACAATCTGCGCGGCCGTGCCGACCGTGACGGCGTTCCATACCCTGAATGGGCCGAACAGGGCCATATCATCCCGACACCCGGCGAGGTGATCGACTACCGCATTGTCGAGGACCATATTCGCGAACTCTGCGCCCGCTTCGATGTGCATGAAATCGCCTTCGACCCGCACATGGCGCGCAATATGCTCAACAATCTTCAGGAAGACGGTTTCCCGGCCGTGGAAATGCGACAGGGCTGGGTGACCATGGCCCCGGCGATCAAGGAACTCGAACGCGCCATTCTCGGCCGTCGCCTGATCCATGGCGGGCATCCGGTGCTACGCTGGAATTTTGAAAACATCGCCATTCACACCGATGCAGCGGGCAACAAGGCCTTCCACAAGGGCAAGAGCAAGGATCGCATTGACGGCGCTGTTGCCGCCGCCATGGCCATCAGCCGTGCGGCTGCTGGGGAAAGCAGCCTGTCCGTTTATGACAGTGAGGAATGGTCAGAGGCGATGGCGTATTTTTGAGCACCCCGATCAACGCGCATTGCAAAAGCATCGTTCCACGTTCCGCAAAGGTTAAAAGTGCAGTCTAGGTCATTTAGTTCTTAGCCAGGCTCTGACCCGATTTTCCAACTCAAATTGGTGAAGTTTGTCCATCTTTTCTTCGGTTGGCAGCGCGTCGGCGGCAAGAAGCATTTTCCTCGCTCGGTGTGGCGATGTCGACTTAAGAATCTCCGCGCCGTCACGATAGAAAGCATAGGCAAGATCAATGGCCCCCGTCTCTGCAAGTGAATTCCCTATCCATTCCCGTGCCCAACCTCGATTGTTAGCCCTACTTTTACCATTGTCGCCCTCGACGGCTATTGCAGATTTGCGGAGGCAGACCAATGCTTCCTCATGCCGCCCCATCAACTGCAAACAACGACCTACATTTCCTAAAAGAGGACCGTCGTCTTTTGCTGTTTCTGAGGCGGGATCGATCAACTCTTCAAGGGAATGCTGTTTGCAAAAGAAGCTAATAGCGCGGCTTGCGTCACCGTTGTCTCTACGTGCGAGCGCTAAGTTATGAGAGCAATCATGCCGAGTATCAACATTTGACGTTTCCTTAAGCTCTACACCCCTTTCGCCCCACCTGATAGATTCATCATAGTCTTTCTTGATCCAATATAGGTAACAACGTATATCACAATAGCCAATGAACCTTGCCGTATTCTCTGGAACATATCTTCTGAATGTATCAAGTACACCTTCAGCTTCATCAAACCTATCATGAAGAGATAAGCACTCTACATATGAAGTTAACACTCTGTCAAAAACATCAATTTCTCTACTATTAATTTCCCAATTAGTATTAGAGAAAAGTATTTTTGCAACTCTAATGTATTCTTCTATGTTTCCGCTTCCTATAAGCGCGTCCGAACTTTCAAATAATGTATTAAACGCATCACTGATTTTTCCTGCCTCTATCTCCAGTTCTGCCTTCTGTGAGAACCTCTCCAATAAAGATTGCGGTAGGTGGACGCCAACTATTTTTCCAATGCCGCTGATGATGACAGCGTATTGGTTCAGCACTATCTCGATGAAACCCAACCTTTCAGAGCGAGCAAAATTCGTGCGAACGAACTGCCCGACAAGCGGATGAAGGTCATAAAGATCGGGTTCGTTTCGCTCCTTCTTAACGACCAGCAGATTGGCATTAGTCAGAGACCTCATCGCACGATCAAATTTGTTGTATCGCAGCTTGGATGAGACCATTTCGAAAATGGTCTCAGAGTTCTCCGGCCTCACCGTTTCTGATAGAACCTGAAGAATTAGCCTTTCCCTATCCGGTAACTCGCCCCATATACTAGATAAAATGTCTGGACCTTCAGCTCGCCCACGCTCCAGATCATCAAGTATCATATCGATGGTCAGTTTATCTCTTCGTGCGATTTGCGCTGATATCAGATCATTCCAAAAAGCGTGGCCTTTTGTAAATTCGAAAACTCTATTAATGGCACGGTGGTCGATGCTATTTTTACCATTACGATTTTCGAACAGCTGAATAACTTCACCAAGTGAAAGGCCGGTTAGTCTAATTGTATCGAAACCCATAAGATCATACTTTATGGGAGGGCGGCAAGTGATGATTAGTCTGCTTTTAGTTGAACTATTGGAAAATTTAAATACTAACTTATCTAGTATTCCTAAGTATTTACTTTCTCCGAAGTCTACGTAATGATCAACGTTGTCGAGAACAATAACCGTCGAAACCTCTCGTGATAATTCAATAAATATATCAATTAAGTCAGATTCGCTCGACCTAGATAGATCTGAAAATGATGTCTTTCCGCCTGAGAGGCGCCCAATTACTGAGATAATTTGTGTCCTGATCCGATCTCCTTCTTCTTTGCAATCCCGCCAGTCAACATGAACATAAGGAGTTTTTCCTTTCTCGACATCGGAAAGATAGTGGGCAGCTAAAACCGATTTACCTTCGCCTCCGAGGCCGGTTATAGAGACAACCTTTGCGGTGCTTCTGTGGAGCGTACCAATTTCATCCTCCCTACCTACCCAGTGATCTATACTGGGTGGCCTGTCTGACCCAAACTGAGGTAATTTTAGTATCGGAAGCTCCGGCGGCGTGCTTGGTTCCGGCTCAACGTCCTTAGGCGAATCATCATCTTTGGTCGATTTCTGTTCGGACCAGAAGGCGCTCAATCTTGGCAAAATTCTATGGCAATCGATGCCGCGATATAGAGAAACTCGCCCACGATCCAAACCCGGTTGAAGAAAATTAAGCGTTTCCTCATCTATCTCCGGCGTATCGCTATAGAAAGTCCAAATAATCTCTGGAAATTCAGACGCATTAGCCACAAGCGCTCTTAATGAATCCGTAAAAATATCTCGCCAGCCGCCATACGCCAAAACGACGACAATTTTATCTTTCATTAGCGTCAGAATGGAATTCTTTAACGAGGGCCTCTTTTGTGAGAGCTGAGTACCGGTGTGCAGGCAGTCACTCCCTACCCAGAAGCCGTGAATATGTATGACATGGCAGCCCGAAGCTTCGCTTCGTAAAGGGTCGCCATCAGTAAACAATACTGTCCGCCACGCTTTTCCGCTCGCACTTTCGATTGATACCTCTATAAGAGGATCAAAATTAGATGTTATTATTTTTTTTCCAAATATTTCAGGGGCCTTCGAGCAAAGCTCTCCCAAAGACTTAACACCTGGCGTTAGGTGCCATGCCGATGTATTCTTTTCGAGTTCAATAAGAACACTATCAGGCGGAACTGAGAATCCGTTTTTTTGGGGGTCGCCTTCATAAGAGCTATGCGCATTCAAGACCGCCAACTTAATAATCTGCTCAGCGACGTGCGGACCTCTCCTGCCCGACAGAAACTCGAAGGCTTGCTGATAGGCATTCGAACTATTCCTTAGAGATTCTTCCAGTTTCGAAAAGCTACTAGTTCCACTAAAATAATTTCTGATTAAGTTCGTGACGCCGCTGACGTCTAGCACGCCGGTACTTATCTGAGCTGTGGGTGCTGTCAGTGGTGCTCCGACTACAAACAGGACCTCTTTGTTTTGCCCTGAAATTCCTTCTGTCAATCGATCAAAAAGAGCCTCTTCATCAAAGTATGCACTCAGGGGTATGCTACTCATATTTGGGCCCTAGAATATTTTTGGTTGTCACATTGATTTCGTGAGTACCATATCTTTTTTGTTTAGGTCATCCCCTTCTTCATACGAACACCGGGGCCTTCTCCATTCTCGGCCACGAAAATAACACCAGCAGTTTCTAGAGTGCGTTGCATAGCATTAACGGCTTCTTTGGAAACCTTCCGTCGTTCCCTCTCAAAATCTACAACGGTCGAGAGGCCTAGGGCGGCAGCCTCTGCAAGACGCGGCTGGGTCCAGTTAATCATAGCTCTGGCGGCTCTACACTGTGCTGGGGTCATGAAATCAACATTTTATGTTGACGGAGAATCCGCCTTGAGTTATCAACATAAAATATTGATTACCATAGTGACCTAAATGGAGCAACGCGAATGAACACTCATTTTCGCGAACGGCGAAGCTTTGCCAGGATCTCGATGTGGCCGGAGCTTGTAAGGCCTTGCAGCGGTAGCGTCGCCTTGATCCGCACGAACATGCCAGTCGAAGGGGCAGGGATATGAGCAATTCGGTTTCAACGCAGGATGATTTCACCCGGCTTGTCGAGCTGACGCCGGAGTTGCGCAGGAAGATCGAAACAGCGGTGGAGCGGCTTCTGGATATTCTGGACGTCTACGATGGCGACGAGAACGCAGAAGATGATGGCACCAGCGAGCCGGTGAATGGCTGGCCGAACGAAGGGCAGCGGCCCGTAAACGCCATGTCCTGCGATGATGACCGGGAAGTCGATAACGCCGATTACGAGGAAGGCGGCGACCGTGAACCAACGCTTGGCTGGTCTTCCACCCCTCTTCAGGATCGCGAATACTGCCCTGAAGAGCTGATCGCGGCCGACAATGAATGCGAAGCTGACGTGGCCGATGAACAGCATGACGAGGCGGATGAAGGTAATAACGAACCTTGGCTGGGCTGGGTGGCCGGAGGCGACCAGACCAACGTTCACCGCTTTGGGGATCGCGCCATGACCGACGGTGAGATTGATACGACCGTGCCGGATGGACGGGGCCTGCAGTTTGAACGTGGCTATGTCGTTCCTGTGCATCGCCTTGTCCGGCCGGTGGCTAAGCGTGGGGTTGTCAAATGCTACGCTTCGAAGGCGACGCATGGCGGTTTTGGGCGTGAGAGATAAGGGCTTTTCGGCGTGTGATACGGCGGAAACCTCGACCTGAATCGTTCAATGTGTACACTTGCCAACTTGAGGTAAATCTGCCATAAGTGGTCAATCGCCAACTTATGGAGCAAACAGTGACAATCTTTCAGGAGAAGTTCTCGACCGGACAGGTCATCAAGGCCGCAGGCATCAGCAACGCCACGCTGCAAAGCTGGATGAAGCGCGATGTCATTTCGGGTGAGCGCGAAGACAAGATCGAGGGCGGCGGCTCGCCGGGCCGTTATCGCAGCTTCGGCTTTCACACGCTGATGGAGATTGCGGTTGCCAAGGCCGTGGTCGATGCGGGCGTGAAAGACCTTCCGAATGCCTTCAAGGCGGCAAGGGGCTTTGCATACACGGGAACAGACCAGACCGCTTGGCACCCGGAACGCGAACCCGGCCTGCCTTTCAGCAACCGGGGCAAGCTTCTTGGGCACACCCTTCTCGCCGTCGCTGAAGACAGGAGCTACGTGGCCTTCTGGCAATCCGGCGCTGATGCGCTGGCTGATATCCGCCAAGCCCTCGGACAACCCGAAGGCTTTGCCATGGTTTTCATCAACGAGGTTTTCGACCGCGTGATGGTTTCTCTCAATCGCCACCCCGAAGAGGTTCTTGAAGCCGCTTACGGGGCCGACACGAACGCATAACAGGCCGATCAAAGGGAATCGGTTCAGGTGTTTTCGAAGGTCGGCTGGCGGCTTGGCTTTCTGGTTTGGTGAGGATGGAGAATGAAGACTGAGAACATCATGACGCGCAAGCAGATCGCGCATGAGCTTGATGTTTCCGAGAAGACGGTTTCCCGGCTGTTCAAGCAAGGGCGCTTGCCGGGGGCCTACAAGCTGGGCGGGGCAACCTCCGCCATTCGCATGAAGAGGGCCGATCTTAGCCGGGTGGGCCGAAACGACGAAAGGAAGGGCTGATGGCCGGTAACAGTTTGCGGGAAGTGACGATCCCCCGTTTTGCGTTGCGGGCAGAAGAGGCAGCGGCATCGTTGGCAATCTCGACGTCGCTTTTCAAGGCATGGGTTTCTGATGGACGCATGCCGAAGGGGCGCAAGATCGGCGGCGTGATGCTTTGGGACACTGAGAAGGTGAGGGCGGCTTGGAGCCGTCTTTCTGAAGATGGCGAAAGCCAGGACGATGATGAGAATCCCTTTGATGGGATGGTGGCCTGATGAAAACCCGACTGCGCTATTGTGTCTATGATCCTGATCGGCGCGGAAACCCGCGCTACTACGTGCGCCAAGTCGGTAAGCCGAAAGTGCGGATCAAGGCGGCGTACAAGGACGATCAGGGGAACATCACACCGGAATTCATGAATGAGTATTGGGCGGCCTTGGCCGTCCTTAATGGTATGGCGGAACCGAAAAAGGAATCGCCCCGCGAAGAAACCTTTGACTGGCTGGTCGATCAGTATTTTCGCTCGCAGCGCTTCCAGCGGCTCAATGAGGCCACCCGGCGCGACAAGCGCAGTGTGTTGTTGCGGTTCTGCGAAACGGCCGGTGCGCTGCCCTACAAGAAGTTCCGCAAGAAGGACATGGAGGCCAGCCAGTTCAAGCGCCGCGAAACGCCCGGTGCAGCTGACAAGCTCGTGAAGGTGATGCGCGCACTCTATAACTGGGCGATTGACGAAAAGCTTGCCGTGGAAAACCCGGCAGCGCGTGTCGGCAAGATCAACAATAAGTCGGAAGGCTTCCACACATGGACGCCGGAAGAAGTTGACCGGTTCCGCGCCTTTCATCCGCTCGGCAGCAAGCCGCGACTGGCGATGGAAATCATGATCAATGTGGGCGCGCGGATCTCCGACGCATGCCGCCTCGGCCGCCAGCACGAAACCATGATCAACGGTCGGCGCTGGCTGAAGTTCACCGCTGAAAAGAACCGTGACCGCTTTCCGGTGCTGATCGAGGTGCCGATGACCTCTGACCTTATCAAAGCGCTCGAACGCACAGAGACGGGCGATATGGCCTATCTGGTGACCAGTTTCGGCAAGCCGTTCGTGAAAGAAGGTCTCGGCAACAAGATGCGCGAATGGTGCAATCAGGCGGGGCTGAAGCGTTGCAGCGCTCACGGCCTTCGCAAGGCTGCTGCCGTGATCATGGCTGAAAGCGAAGTGTCTGCGCCGGAACTTTGCGCGGCCTTCGGATGGCGCAATCTCAGCACTGCACAGATCTACATTCGCGAGGCTGAAAAGCGCCGTCTCTCCCGAAATGCCTTCGAACGTGTCGAACGCTTCAGGAACAGAAATGTCTCACTTTCAAAAGCGAAAAACAGCGATGAGACAAATTGA